AATGGTCCACGTTGGAACGACTATGACTGTGGGTGGTTCGTCTGTAAAGGCGACTGCATTCAGCATGCAGGTCACCAACAACATGGCGGCGCAATATGGCATTGGCTCAAGCTCCGCGCTCGATGTGTCCACACACGAATGCCAAGTCAGTGGCTCTATGACCTTCTATTTCGAAGACATGGTGGCCTATAACCGCTTCGTGAACGAAACTGCTGCAGCAATCAGTGTTGGTCTGACAGACGGCACCAACACACTGACTATCTCGGTTCCTAACGCGAAGTTCAACTCAGGTGCTCTGCCAGTCTCCGGTGAGAACCTGTTTGTGACGATGAACTTCAAGGGCCTATACGACAGCACTGCTGGCACCGTAGTCTCAGTGACTCGCTCGTAATCAATCTCAAGCTCCCAATCGAAAGTGGAGGGTCTTTACTGGCCCTCCACTTTTTCGTTTCCTTGTAAATAACGCATGAGCGCAATCGAAGTAACCACTGTCGGATTTGGAGACGGGATTGAAATCCCTGATGTAGAGGGCCTAAAGGAATGGCTCATTGAGGAACTTGCCCTTCGCATCCAGGCGCGCACTCCAGTAGACACTGGCAATGCACGTGATGGCTGGAATATTGATGGTGATGCAATCGTGAACTTCGTTGAATATATCCAGTACTTGGAATACGGCCACTCGCAACAGGCACCAAATGGAATGGTTCGCGTCACTTTGGCCGAAGTACCAATGCTGATTGAGAAGTACCTCGCACAGAACAGGAAAAAGAAACGCTAATGGAGAAGAAAAACAACATGAAGGCAAAATTCAAAATCAACCAACTCGCAGCGAAACCAGTAGACGTCGAGTTGGTTCACCCCACCATTGGTGCAACCGGGATCTTCGTTCAGATGTGTGGTCCTCACTCGGCAAAGCTGAAAACCGCTTTTGAGGCGTACTACAAGCTTGAAAACCCGACTGAGACAGATCAGATCAAGCTCTTTGTTGCATCGCTCATGGGCTGGGATGAAGAAGCCTTTGAGCAGCCTTTTAGCCCAGAAGCCGCCCTCGCCTTCTTCTCGCAGCCAGAAAACAGCTGGATTTCTGAGCAGCTGGCGCCGGTGATGGTGGACAAGACGAAATTTTTTCGCGTCGAAGGCCGCAAAGCTTCGTGACGTGATCAAGAACGACTTCGCTTTGAGCAAGCGAGTCTTTCACGATGGTAAGGACATGGGGTCTATGCGTGAGCACTTGATCGCGCACAACCCATCAGACCCACGGATTGCTCCATTAGATATTGATGATCAGTACTACATGTGGGTGTTTGAACAGTTGAGTCGGAGCAGGCCCTACGAGCAGGGGCACCCGCTTCCAATCAGTCTGTCCACATTCAGAGACTACATGACACTGTTTAATGATGAATTAGATGAAAAGGAAATTCTTCTACTACAAAGTATCGATGACGCCTTCGTGAGCGAGTTGATCAAGAACAACAAGGAGCAGTGATGGACAACATCTTCGGCATCAAAATAAAAGTAGGCACAGAAGGCGCAGATGAATCGAAAAAGAAGATTGTCGACCTAAACGCCGAACTTAAAAAGGCGGCTGACACAGGTTTCGGCAAAACGATGGACGCCTTCAACAACCATGTGAAGGAATTTGCCGGAGTTGGACTCCCATCAGCCATCTCCAATCTTGGGAGTTTTGCTGCTGCGTTCACCAACCCAATTGGTGCAATCGTCGCAACAGCCGCTGCACTCAAGACGCTCGCCACAGGAATGGCGTTCAGCTATCAAAAGAAGATCGATGAGATCGCAGACCTGTCTGACAAGCTCGGACTGACTGTCAACCAGACCCTCTTCTTGAAAGAGGCAATGGACGATGCGGGCCTGTCAATTGGCACATTGCAGGCAGCTGGCGACAAGCTTGCCAAGTCGATGGCGAAATCCGGGGACGAATCGAAAGGTGCCGGTGCAGCATTCGCTGCCCTTGGTATTGCTACTGAGGATGCCAACGGGCAACTCCGTGGCACTGAGGAAGTCATGGCGGATCTTGTTGAACGCTATGACAGAGGAAGTCTCTCTACGTCCGATCTCGCAGCGATGCAGCAGGTTCTGGGCAAGAACTTCCGTGAGTCAATCACAGCGTTCAAGACTGCCCAAACTGCCGTCGAAGAGCACAACCAGGCAATGCAGAACGGCATCGGAATCTCCCAGGCCGCAATCAAAGCATCATCAGATTTCGAGACCTCTCAACGCGGCCTGCGAACAACGTTCACCTCCATCGGTTCGCTAATGGTCGAACTGGTCTTGCCTAAGTTTACCCAACTGAATAACGCCTTCGTCAAGTCATACACAGAAGGCGGCACTGTCGCAACTATCGTGAACACCATTGCACAGACCTTTGTAGGTGTTGGCAAGGTGACGAGTGGAATGACTGACGTATTCAAAGGGCTAATCGACACATTCCGCGTCATTGGACAGGTGGGCGGTCAAGTCTTCGAGGGTCTCTGGAAGATCGTCACTGGAAACGTTACCGAAGGCGTCGGCCTCCTAAAGCACGCATTTGATGGTGTAGGAGACGAATTCACCCGAATTGGTAGAAACCAGTTCAACGGGCTGGTCAAGATGGGTGAAGGCACCCTCATGACCGTGGAAGCGCTAGTGGGCATGGCCGAGGACCGCGTTAGTGGTTTTAAGAAGCGCGTCAAGGAAGAGAACAACAAGCCAATGTCGCTCAAGGACATCCTTGGCGGCCAGGGTGGGAAAGCTATTGATGGAAGCAATGGCAACTCAGGAAAGGTTATTGATTCTGACGCGGATGCACTCAAGGCATACAACGGCGAAATGCATTCGATGGAGGACACCCTCATCAAACTTCGATATGAGTACGAGAAGTTTTGGGGAGTTCTCGACAAGACGGCATCTCAGATGCTGGAGTGCGACATTGAGGAAGGCAAATTCAACGCAACCATCGAAATTGCCGGCAAGAAAATGTCTGTCACAGCTGCTGAGCTTGAGGAGTTGAAAAAGAAGCATGCCGAGTACACGCTGATTAAGCGCGCAGCCACTTCCGATGAAATAAAAGCGATGCAAGCCAAAGCTGCTGATATCGATTTCCTGAAAGCCGAATCTTCTGCCGTGAGAGATCTCATCAAAGTTGAGAAGGAACGCATGCGGACATCGGACGAATTCCGCAATGTCAGAGCTGAACGTGTATCAGCGTTTGCCCAGGCGAATGGGAAGACTGCCACAGAAGCAGCAATTGAAGCTGCCAAGCTAAAGGCCAATGAAGCTCGCACCGACCTGTTTAACTACATGGACGACAACGCTCCAAAGGAAGTGATCGACGAAGCTCGTACCCGCTACAACAGGCTCATGACAGACCAGATCGTGTTAGGAGACAAGGCGAAATGGGAAAAGGAGCTTAAGGAATACACATCGACTTTCGAGTACGGCTGGAACGACGCATTCAAGAAGTACGCTGACAATGCCCGCAATGCTGCAGAAGCGGCAAGAGGCGTCTTCGACTCCGTGACGAAGGGCATGGAGAACATGCTCGTTAAGTTCGTTCAGACTGGAAAACTCTCATTCAAAGACTTTGCCAAATCTGTCATTTCAGACCTGGCACAAATCGCCGCCAAGGCTGCTTCCTCCGGGATCATGCAGCTTATTGGACAAGGTATCGGTGCTGCATTCGGCGTGAATTTGACGGGTCCTGCCGCTGGTGCAAGCACGACCATGTCGCTCAATGGCAGCTTTGCAGCAGTCGCCGCAAAGGGAATGGCTCTTGAGAATGGAGTCAAGAAGTTCGCAGTTGGTGGCGTGGTTGATTCACCCACCCTATTCCCGATGGCTAACGGCACTGGCCTCATGGGCGAAGCCGGCCCAGAAGCAATCATGCCTTTACGCCGTGACGCAGCCGGACGACTCGGAATTTCTGCAAGCACCGGAGGTGGTGGTGTCCAGATTGGCGCAATCAACATCAACGTCCAAGGCGGCAAGACGAACGACGAAACAGCTGATGTCATCAACACACAGCTAATCAAGACCATTCAGAAGATTGCCGACGGACGCATCGCGAATGCTCGCCGTGTTGGCGGACTGCTCAATAACTAAGGAAAACAAATGCCAGCAGCACTGCCCTTCTCTACCTCTATCAGCCAATCATCTGGCATCAGCCGGAAAAACCGGCTGCTCTCTGCCCAGTTCGGTGACGGATACAGCCAGGAACTTCCAGCCGGCATCAACGCCAACTTCGACGTTTGGGAGATCAAGTGGAACCCGACCAACGTGACTGACACACGCACCTTGACCGCGGCGCTCGATGTGGGCCTGTACGACTACATGACATGGCAATCACCGCTAGCCACCGCGACCCAGCGTTTCAAGGTCGTCAAGGACTCAGTGAAGGTGGACATCCTCTCCGGTGCCCTCTACCAAGTCAGCTGCCAGCTGCGACAGGTGTTCTAAATGACGATCAAAGACGAACTCAGAGTCCTCCATCAACCCAGCCCATTCGTTGAGTTGTTCACGCTGGACTGCTCCAACCTCGGCGGCTCGGTCTACTACTTCACGCCAAACGTGTTGTCGACCGGCGGAAACGTTGTCTTCAACAGCATCACCTATCAGCCGATCCCGATCATCACCTCCGGCTGGGAAATGAAAGGCACTGGTGAACAGGCAAGACCGTCTATCTCAGTCTCCAACGTCAATCAGGTTCTGCTAAATGCAGTGGCGACCTTGAAGGACATTCGCTATGCGAAGGTCACTCGCATCCGCACGCTCGAGAAGTTCCTTGATGGACAGCCGACTGCAGACCCCACGCAGTACATCGACCCGATGGACTTCTATTACGTGTACCAGAAGACGGCGCACAACCGAAACCTAATCACTTGGACGCTGACCACTCCGCTTGAAGCATTCAATCAGAAGCTACCTGGGAGACAGTTCCTCAAGGACGGCCCTGACGGGTTCCCTGGTCTTTCACGAATCAGGAGTGCGCTATGAACGAGGCTGCACTTCAAGCGTTCACAGCACACGTCCTCTCCGAGTACCCAAAGGAAGCATGCGGTGTGCTCGTTGGAGAAGACTACATCCCATGCACAAACGTGGCCGACAACCCGCTGCGTGACTTCAAGATCGCACCGAAGGAGCTGGCGACCATCAAGGCGCAACACGGCAAGATCACCGCAGTCCTGCACTCGCATCCGTACCATCCGCGAATGGCACCGACTCACCCACCAGAGTGGCCGTCAGCTCATGACATGCACAGCTGGATCAAGAGCAAGAAGCCGTGGGGCATCGTGGCAACTGATGGTGAAGGTCTGAGCCAGATTCTGTGGCTGGACGAGAAAAACCGTGAGCCTCTGGTGGGCCGTGAGTTCGTTTGGGGCAAGAACGACTGCTACTCGCTCATACGTGACTGGTTCAAGCAAGAACGAAAGATCACTCTGCCGAATTTCCCTCGCACATGGAAGTTCTGGGAACAAGGACAAGCCCTCTACGACGACAACTTCGCACAGGCTGGGTTCGTTGAGATCAAGGCTGAGGAGGCCACGATTGGCGACTGCATTTTGGTCGCCCTGAAAGGCAATGTCTCAACACATGCTGCAGTGATCACCGGGCCAGACGAAATCCTGCACCACGTTTACCACCGTCTGAGTGGCTTCGATTCTCTGCACAAGCAACGTCGGCGAATCACTAAGTATCTGAGATACGTAGGGCAACCAACATGATCAGAACGATTCAATTCGCAGGACCACTCGCAGACAGATTTGGTGACGAGCCAGTGCGCTTCTGGTGCGACGGATGGCAAACGCTTTTCAGCGGACTAGAGACCGTTTACCCTGGGTTCCGCCAGGAACTGGGCAAGTACGAGGACGTTTGCATCCTCAAGAAGACGGGTGATCAATTCAGCTCAGTCAGTGCTGAGG